TAATAATATTAACCTTGATCAACAAGGACGTGTAATATCAATAAATGTTAATTCGAATAATACGGGTTATTCTACACAAGTACAACCAATCATTCATCATGGTTCTGGCACTAATCTAGACATTATAGTCGAATATAGTGTAGATGACGCAGCATATACAAAGTTAAGAGTAGTTGGCGACGGATTCAATGAATTAAATCCTTATACACTTAAAACTGTTACGGTTATAAACAAAGGGTCTTACGACGCACCTTTGTCCGGCGACTTGTATAGTGTATCTGCTTCTCGATTGTCAACAGCAAAATTACCACAACTACAATTTAATTTTTTACCTCAAGAGGCTGCGACTGCTACAGCAATCAGCACAATAGAAGCAGGTAAAAAGTATATAATTGCTAGTGTTGGAACAACTACTACAGCGCAGTGGAATGCCTTAGGTGTGACTGGTGATCCTGCTGAAGCAGCCACACCACCGGTACAGATTTTCACAGCACTTATTAATGGCACTAGCGCAATGGGTAGTGGCACAGTTAAGCGCGTTACTTATATTATTGATACTGTTGACGTGATTGACGAAGGTTATGCATTTACAGAACCATTAACTCCACAAGCACCAGTAGGATCTTATGCTCAAGGCACAGTGAGCTTCAATGCTGCTATAATTTCTGGTGGATTTAAGTGTGACTTTAACGTCAACACTCAAAAAAATGAAGCTGAATTAATTCCAATAATTAATACCGACGGCGAAATAACTGCTGTCATAGTACAAAATTCAGGTATAGGTTACACATTCGCTTCTGTTATAATAGAGGCAAAGAAAAAAGTATTAGTGGATCCTCTAGTCCCTGAGATGGGCTATACTTATAGAGATATTCAAGGCACTGATCCTACTGATGAACAAACATATGAAGAAGGATTTGAAGATGGGTCTATCTTATTGCAATTTGGTGTAGGAGATGTTGATACCAGACAGTCTAACGTTGAACTTCAGGCTGTTGACGGGTCTATTCCAGTTGTCAATGTAGATTATGGTGGATCTGGATATCCTTCTCCAGTGTTTGGATTAGACGAAAATAATACTGTGATTCAAACTGGCGGCACCACAATAAGTTTAGAAGGTGATGGCACTGGTTGGAGCGGTAGATTAATTATACAAAATGGATCTATCAAAAAAGTAGAAGTTTTAAATGCTGGATCGGGATATACTTACGCCAATGTCGTATTAAATCCATCACTAACCGGTGCTTCTGCTGCTACACTGAGACCGATTATTTCGCCAAAAGGTGGTCATGGAAAAGATTCTGTGGCAGAGCTTTATTGTAATTCTTTATTGATGGTTACAAAGCTTTCTATAGAAAAGAATAAAGGTATAATTCCTACTAATGACTATAGACAAGTCGCGATCATTAAGAACTTAAAAGCGTATAACGAAGACATATTCTTAAGAAGTCCTAGTGCTTCTTCATCCGCCATGTTTATATGTGATATAAATTCTTTAAATACTTCATCTTATAATGAATTAGAAAAAAACGACATTCTTAATTATAGCTTTGGTGGACAAACAAAAACTTTTACTCTGATTGATAAGACTATATTGAACAATAAATATTATTTGTTAGTTCAAGTTAACGACAATTATATTACACTTCCTGGAAGTTCAGTGTTCAAACAAGACGGTAGCTCATCTTATAACATAAGTATTACTTCTGTGCTACAGCCTGACTTTGATAAGTATTCAGGCGAGATGTTATACTTAAACAACAGGACTAAATTTAGTCCTTCTGAAGAACAGACAATCATTGCATCGACCCTACTCAGCTTTTAAGAGATAATATATGGCTATAGATTTTTCTATCGAACCGTTCTTCGACGATTACAATGAAGACAACAAATTTCATAGAATATTATTCAGACCTGGATATGCAGTTCAGGCTCGTGAGTTGACTCAACTTCAAACGATATTACAGAATCAGATCAGTCGTCATGGAGACCATATCTTCAAAGAAGGTGCTATGGTCATTCCTGGGCAAATATCGTATGATTTGAATTTAAAATACATAAAGTTAGTACAATCTACTAGTATAAATTACGATATTGTATTATCTACATTAAAAGGAAATGATATTAAAAACGCGGCAGGTTTAACTGCCAAAGTTATAGAATATGCTCTTGCTGAAGGCAATGATCCTCCTACTCTTTTTCTACGTTACTTGAATACAGTTCAAGACAACAATGGTAATAACGTAAGAGAGTTTAGTTCAGACGATATTCTTTCCCCAGTTGATACTACTTTAGGTACCGGATTAAATGTAACAGTGGCAGATGTTGAAGAATTTTTTGGCAATGCTTCTTCAGCTTCTGTTCAACGTGGTGTTTTTTATATAAAGAAAAATTTCGTATTAGTTCCAGAACAACTAATTATTCTCGACAAATATGGTAATACACCAAGTTATAGAGTAGGTTTGCAAGCAGTCGAGTCTATAGTATACCCTGAAGAAGATGAAAATCTATTAGATAATGCTTTAGGTTCTCCAAATTATTCTGCACCTGGCGCAGCTCGATATGTTATCGACCTACAATTAACCAAGCTTCCAATTGAAAGAACCGCTGGTGTAATTACCGCAAATGAAGACGACGATTTTATTGATCTATTAAGATTAGACGCCGGTAAATTATTATTTAAGATTGATCGCACTCAATACGCAGAATTAGAAAAAACTCTAGCTCGTAGAACATATGATGAGTCTGGAGACTATTCGCTCTCGCCATTTGGCATACAAGTTAGAGAATATAGAAATAACTTTAGAGGTCCTTGGACAGCAAACAGAGCTTACATACAAGGCGATATAGTTACGTACAGGCCGTCAAATACACTAACGACATATCATTTTGTAGCTACTAAGAACGCTAGTAGCGGAAGTAGTGCTCCATCATTTATTTCTAATAATGTTATTCCTGATAAAGTAGTAGATGGTTCTCAGACTTGGGAACATGTTCCTCAACCAAAATTTAATCAAGGCATACATAGCTTTCCAGCTTCTCTCACTGATGTTACTAAAGACTTTACCGTAAACGATCATCTACGATTAAACGCGATGATGCTATTGGGTATAGAAGCAGGCAAAGCATACGTGCGCGGTTATGAAATAGAAAAATTAGCGACTGAGTATGTTCCTACGTTTAAGTCTAGAGATGTACCAGCTGGCTCTGCTTACTTAAAAGAATATTTTGGATTTGTTCCTCCGGCAAATGGGGGCGATGAAGCTATTTTTGCTGCCGCACTACCAGCTATAACTGATTCAGCAAGTTCAGATAAAGTTACTTCTATAGATGTATCAGTAGGTAATTACGTAATAGTACAAAACACATTTTTCTTACCTGATATTAAGAACTGCACTAAAATCAACTTACATTCTGCTGCTATTGCAAGTAATGGTGGTGTTGGAAGTGTAGTAACTACTGGTGCTAGTTCTACACTGATAGGAACGGCTAGAGTTAGAGGATTTGAAAAACACGAAACTGGAACATACAAGTTGTTCTTATTCGATATAGTAATGAATTTTGGAAAAACTTTTTCAGATGTTAAGTCGGTATATAATGCTGCCGATAAATTTAAGTGCAATTTAGTTCTAGAAAATAGCAAAGCTGTTATTAAAGAGCCTGGTCTAAATTCAGCAATATTTAGTCTACCAGATTATGCCATTAGAGAAATAAAAGATGTAACACACACTGCCGTTATTTCTCAAACATCAACTGGCGTTCTAAATGGTGGTGGTGCTGGTGTGAACAGCGTTACATTCTCAGCACCAGCTGGATACACTTACGAAAGTACTTTAGACGACGATAATTATATTTTAGTATCTAATGCAGTTAACACAACAGCAAGTCCAAATATTCCGGCTGGAACAATATTAACAGGTTCTAATTTTGTTTATAGCAGAAATCAGGCCAATACAACTTTAACAATTACTACTAGTACATCTGGTGGCATAACAAATATATCTTACACATTATTTGCTACAGTTAAAAGATCTCTTACTGGTAGCAACGCAGGCGCAACAGCTCAAACTAAAAAACAAATAGAAGATGAAACACAAACACTAACAGCCTCGGCGACAGCATTAAATGCAAGCACAATAACGACTGGTGGAACTTATACTATAGTTGCAGTGGGCAACACATCTTTTACCAGTCTTGGCGCTCCATCTAATACTGTTGGTGTAGTGTTTAAAGCTACAGCTAATGGACCAGTTGGTACTACTGGTACTGTTAAAGCTACTATACCAAATGAAATTGTTTTAAATAGAGGATATGTAACTCGAATTGTTTCGGTGTTAATGGATAATCGTGGATTTGTTATTAATGGCGCAGCTAATACAAGCCCTACTTACAACACAAATATAACTAACAGATATATTTTCAACAGCAATCAAGACATAACTAGTGTCAAAAGATCTTCTATTATATTGGCTGCAGGAGCTGAAGCACCAACTGGACCAATACAAATTAAATATGAATACGCTGCCGATGTTGGTACTAATCCAGGGGGATTCTATGGTGTGGGATCATATTCTTACACGAACTCTAATATTTCTTATGAAGAAATTGGAACAGTTTCAAGTTTTCAATTACGAGACTGCATAGACTTTAGACCAACAGAAGAAGTGAGTGGATTTAAAGAAAAATATTTCCCCAAATTTGGTAGCACCGCATCTATAACATATAATCATTATTTGTCTAGAGTAGATAATATTTCTTTAAGCTCTGCAGGTCAATTTATAAACAATAGAGGTATTCCTTCTATTTCTGCTGTAGAGCCTACTATACCAAATAATTGTATGAAACTGGCTTCAATTAATATTGAACCATACACATTTAATAGAGATAATAAGATAGGTGCTCTAGTAAATCGTGTTGAAAACAAACGATACACTATGCGCGACATTGGTAAGTTGGAGCGTCGTATACAAGATTTAGAATATTATACTTCGCTAACTCTAGCAGAATTAGAAACTAAGAACATGCAGATCGTTGATTCTGAAGGTCTAGACAGATATCAAAATGGTTTCTTAGTAGACTCATTCGACGGTCAAGGTGTTGGCAATGCGGCGTCTGACGATTGGAATGCTTCAATCGATATGCAAAAGAAAGAACTTCGTCCATTCTTTGCGCAGAAGCAAGTGGCTTTATTAGAGAATATAAGCTCTACAACTAAAGATACCTATAAAGTATCTGGTGACTTAGTAACACTGCCTTATAC